AGTCGGTGCAGAAATATTAAAAAATATGTCAGGTTTCTTAGCGGTATCACCAAAAGCAGCAGTCAAAAAAATTAAATCAGATGTAGATAAAGCATTAAAAGACTTACGAAAACCAGGTAATCTGGATAAATTAAATAAATTAAAATTACAAATAGAAAAATTAGAAGCTATTGGTGGTTCAAGTGCTATTGTACCGTCCGAGGGGCTTGTGTTTAAATACAAAGGTAAAATTTACAAATTCACAGGAGCGTTTGCACCAATCAATCAAATACTCGGTAGTTTAAGATTTTAAGGAGTTATATGGCAGGATATAGTAAAGAAGCAGAAAGACAGAATAAGGCATTAAAAGATTTAATGTCAGGAAAAGAGCATACAAAAGAGTATGCCCAAGTAGGATACGAAGGTAAACAAGAAAACCTTGGTGGTAAAACAAGAGAGTCAGAACTAAGTAAAACAATGCAATCAATTAGAATGCCTTGGTTTTGTCCTAAGTGTAAAAAAGCGATGAAGAAAAGACTTGATGATAAGTTTTGGAGAACACAAGGACATTGTTTTGATTGTCAAATTGAATTTGAAAATAAACTAAGACTTGAAGGAACATATGAAGAATATGCAAAAACCAAGATGTTAGAAAATCAAAAAGCATACTTAAAAGATTTAGAACAAAGTTTAGATGACTTTGAGAAAACAGGCGGTAAAAAAGAGTTTTTCAATAGTGTAGGTGTAAACACACCCGAACTTCAAAAAGAAACTTGGGAAATGGGTGAGGATAAATTTAACGCCATAGTTGATGAGGCAAAAGAATTCATACGAGAAAAGAGAGAACTCGTTGAAAAAGCGGAAAACGAACTACAAGGAGCAAAATAATGGGTATCATTAATGCAATACTAAATCTATTTTTTGGTGGAAACAAAAAGAAAGAAGTCAAAGAATTAGATAAACAGATAAAAGTAAAAGACCAAGAAGTTAAAGAACTTGAAAAAGAGGTCGAAAAACTTGAATCAAAGAAAAAAGTAAACAAAAAAGAAGTAGCTAAATTAAAAAGAAAAGTCACTACTACTAAAAAACAATTAGAAAAAGCTGGTGAAGCAGTAAAAGAAGATAATGCTGATGAAGCAGTAAAATTTCTTAAGAAGTTTTCAAAGTAGTATATATTTATATATATGAGATATATTATATACATATTGTTAATTGGGGGATTGTTCTCTCAAGAAGTTGAATCAACTAAAACCTATACCTTTACTGAGGAAGAAGTTTTAGGATTTACCAATACTATTAAAGAATTAGAGTTGAAAGACAGTCTAAATGTTTCTTTAGTAGATGACTTAGAATCACAAATTAAACTTTTTGAGGAAAATTCAGTAGTTGACTCAATGTTGATTGCTAATAAAACTATGCAACTCAATCTACTAAAAGACACCAACAAACTACTTGAACAAAAAGTAAAACTCGTTCAACCTAAATGGTATGAGAACAAATGGTTATACTTTACATATGGGGTAGTGTTGACTGCTACATCAGTTAAATTAGCAGGTCAGATAGTAGACTAATGGCAGAACAACTAAAAGAAGTAATCAAAAAAGAATATGTAAAATGTGCACAAGACCCTGCATATTTTATGAAAAAATACTGTATGATTCAACACCCGATACAGGGTAAAATACCTTTTGAATTATATGATTTCCAAAACAAAATTGTGAACGAGTTCCAAGAGCACAGAATGAATGTCATCTTGAAAGCTCGTCAGTTAGGAATATCAACATTGACAGCTGGATATAGTTTGTGGATGATGACTTTCCAACAAGATAAAAACATCTTGGTAATTGCAACAAAACAAGAGGTAGCAAAAAACTTGGTAACGAAAGTTCGTGTTATGCACGCAAACTTACCGAGTTGGTTGAAACAAAGATGTGTTGAGGATAATAAATTGAATTTGAGATATCGTAATGGTTCTCAAATCAAAGCAGTATCATCAGGTCCTGAAGCAGCTCGTTCTGAGGCACTATCATTACTGATATTGGACGAGGCAGCATTTATCGACAAGATTGATGATATATGGACAGCATCACAATCTACACTAACGACTGGTGGTCAATGTATTGCATTATCAACACCAAATGGTGTGGGTAATTGGTTTCACAAAAGTTGGGTAGAAGCAGAAGAAGGCCGTGGTATGTTCAATCCAATTAAATTACATTGGACGGTTCATCCAGATAGAGATGAAGATTGGAGAGAAGAACAAAACACATTACTTGGTCCAAGTGCAGCAGCTCAAGAATGTGATTGTGACTTCCTAACATCTGGTACTGGTGTGATTGATGCGGTAATTTTGGAAAGGATAAGAAAAAACTTATGTATTGACCCAATAGAAAAAAGAGGTGTTGATGCAAATATGTGGGTTTGGGAACAACCAAATTACTCAAAAGATTATATTGTATGTGCGGACGTTGGACGTGGAGATAGTGCAGACTATTCTGCTTTTCACGTTATTGAGTTGGAAACTTTAACACAAGTCGCAGAATACAAAGGTAGAATAAATACCAAAGATTTTGGAAATATGTTGGTTTCAGTCGCAACAGAATATAATGACGCTCTACTTATAGTAGAGAACAATAATATTGGTTGGGCGACAATCCAACAAATTATAGATAGGGATTATCCTAATCTATTTTATACAAGTAAAGACTTACAATATGTTGATGTTCAACATCAAGTAACGAATAAACATTATCGTGAAGAAAAGAAAATGGTTGCTGGTTTTTCAACGACTTCTAAGACCAGACCACTAATTATTAGTAAGTTAGAAGAATTTTTTAGAGAGGAAAGTGTAGTGGTTCATAGTAATCGTTTGGTTGATGAACTACTAACTTTTGTCTATATTAATAATAGAGCAGAAGCGATGACCGGATATAATGATGATTTGGTTATGTCTTTTGCTATTGGACTTTGGGTTCGTGATACTGCATTAAGACTACGAACACAAGGTATTGAGTTAACTAAAAAAACCCTATCCAAAATGATGGATAATGAGGGTTTATATACCCAAGAAGACATCAATAAAAATGATAGTTGGGATTGGGAAACAGGAAAAGAAAAAGAGTCATTGGAGTGGCTCTTATAAAGTGAGGTAAAAATGGCGGATACAACATTATTCGGAAGACTACGAAGACTATTTTCTACAAATGTAATTGTAAGAAATGTCGGTGGTAAAAAATTAAAAATTGCAGATACGGACCAAATACAACACCAAGTTAAAAGTCATTTGGTAGATAGATACTCTAAACTACATAGTAACTTAGATGTGATGGGGACAGGATATTCAACCGTACACCAAATTATGGCTGCAAGATTGGGATTATTTAAAGATTATGAATCAATGGATTCAGACCCAATCATATCATCTGCATTAGACATCTATTCAGACGAGTCCACAATGAAAGGTGAGTATGGTGATGTTGTTAAAATTAAGACTGATAATGAAAACATTAAAGAAATTTTAAATAATTTGTTTTATGATATTATGAACATTGAGTTCAATCTATGGCCTTGGGTTCGCAATATGGTCAAGTATGGAGACTTTTATCTTTATTTAGATGTTAGTGATAAATATGGTATCACAAACGTGGTTCCACTTTCACCTTATGAAGTTGTAAGAGCAGAGGGCGAGGACCCAAAAAATCCATATTACACTAAATTTTATTTAGAAAGTATTGAAGGTGCACATCCATATTTTGGACAATCAGCAGGTAGAGCTTCTAAAAATAAAATAGAATTTGAAAATTTCCAAATCGCTCACTTTAGATTAGCGAGTGATAGTAATTTCTTACCTTATGGAAAATCTATGATTGAAGCCACTCGTAAGATTTGGAAACAATTAACACTTATGGAAGACGCTATGTTGATTCACAGAATTATGAGAGCACCTTCTAAACGAGTGTTTAAGATTGATATCGGTAATATACCACCAAATGAAGTTGACAACTATATGCAAAGAATTATCAACAAAATGAAAAAAACACCATTCGTTGATGAAGCAACAGGTGAGTATAATTTAAAATATAATATACAGAACTTAACGGAAGACTTCTTTATGCCAGTTCGTGGTGGAGATAGTGGAACTGAAATCAATGAGTTAGGTGGTATTGATTATGATTCAACAGAAGACATTGAATATTTGAAAAACAAATTATTAGCATCTCTAAGAGTTCCAAAAGCATTCTTAGGGTTTGATGAAAATGTCGGTGGTAAAGCAACACTTGCAGCAGAAGATGTAAGATTTGCAAGAACAATTGAAAGAATACAAAGAATTGTTGTATCAGAGTTGACCAAGATTGCAGTCGTTCATTTATATTCACAAGGATATGTAGATGAAGACTTAGTAAACTTTGAATTAGAGTTAGCAACTCCTTCAACAATGTATGAACAGGAAAAAGTTGAATTGTTAGGACAAAAAGTTACGTTAGCTCGTGATATGATACAAGATAAAATTTTACCTACTGAATGGGTTTATAATAATGTATTTAATTTTTCAGATGATGAAAAAGTTCAAATACAAAATCAAATTATTCAAGACCAAAAGGAGAAATTTAGACACTCACAAATTGAAATGGAAGGTAATGACCCACAAGCATCGGGAGAAGCAATTGGAACACCAAGTGATATGGCAGCCGTGGGAGTAGCAGCAGACGCACCCCAAACACCACCGGAAACATTAGCAGGTTCTATCTTTGACCCATTTGCTGATTCAGGTGAAGATGAACGACCAGAAGATGAACAAGGCGGTAGACCTGAAGAAATGAATCACTATGGAAAAGATAGTGGAGCAAGAGGTCGTGACCCATTAGGGAAACAAACAAAAAATCGTAGACCATTAGCATTAGCACACTACGACGCCTTGAAAAAAACTATGGGTGTTAAAAAGTCAAAGGACATAATTAACGAAACGAAAAAAGTAGAAGAAGTAGAAAAAGAATATAATGAATATAAAGAGGAAAAAGATAAGGAATAAATACCGATTTCTTAATAGTTTTATATTTATTATTGATAAAAAACAAAAATAGTTGGAGCTCAAATGTCTTTAAATGTTAAACATAACAAGATAAAGAACACTGCTATTCTTTACGAATTGTTGTCTCGTCAAATAACGGCAGACGTGATAAATGATTCTAAAAGCCCTAAATCAGTGAAGATTTTTAAAGAATTCTTCAATAAAAATACTGAATTGGGTAAAGAATACGCACTTTATCAAGTTTTATTGGAAAAAAAATACAAAAACGATTCGTATGCCGCAACATTAGTTGAAGCAGTTATTAAAAGTCGTAGAAAATTATCTAATCGTAGATTAAACAATGAAAAATATAATCTAATCAAAACTATAAAAGAAAATTATAACATAAAAGAATTCTTTAATACAAGAATTCCTAATTTTAAAGTT